TTATTCTATTTCGTGTTTCTCCGCAAGGGATTATAAAATACTTTTCGGCTGAGTTATTTTCATCTTTGAAAGGGAAATTTTCTCTTACATCGTTCAAGTCAACTCCTATAGATAGAACGATATTAATGTCGTCGGGGGTTTCTCGCAACCTCACGGTAATCCTGGAAACATCCGATGAAAAAACAATGTCATATATATAAAGATAACGAAAATGTCTATTTCTTGTATAAGCAATTATTGGAAATTTAGCCAATGATGGTATATCGTCTTGATAACGTGTCACGAAATTTATTAACTCCAATTGCTTTTCCCTCATTTTATCTATTTCTTTGCTTGAAACATAAACTTCTCCCCTCACTAGGTTCCCCTCAATTTTTAATATTTCACAGATTAATTCGAGAGACGGAATTATAAAGTAATTCGTCTTTTCATCATCAATATAAGGAAAGAAATTCTCATTTTGTAGAGGTATGCGTCGAATACCAACAATTTTGCCACTTTGATCTTTGATACCAATCCTATCAGGTTTTGATCCTGTATGAATTGATTGAATTTGCCCCTCAAAGCGCTCTTTTCCGTGTTTCTCACCAGAACTATCTTTTTCATACCTTTCGTAATTGAAATCTATTAATTTCAATAGGTTCTCAACGTTATCAAAATTCTTACGCAAAAAATCTGTTAAATATTGTTGATTTGTTGTGTAATTCTCTAGATTGAAAGGTAGGGGAACAATAGACATAATCGTTGGGAATATTACTACGATATCAATAAAATAAGTCTGCTTGTTTTCTTTTTTCTTCAGAAAAAACAGTTGGGAATTTGACGGCGGGTTGAAAATCCAAGATGTCTCCTTTACCATTCCCATCGATTCGAAAATTTTCTACACCATAAATATCCCTTAACATCAGCCATTCAAACAACCCTCCACGATATATAAAAATATGTCGAAACCCCAATTTCTTCAACTGCTGGGCTTTTGTCTCTACTGACACATCTGTGTCGTTTCGTCCATACACAACAATCGGTTTCTCGCGAGCGTTCACTAAGAGGGCTTCCATCACAACCGTTTCTTTTTCTACCTCCAAGGTTCCACTGATGACGCAATCCTGCTGATTCATGGGCAGCGTATTGATAATCACGAAATTATCTGGGCGTTCCTGGGCGTATTTCACATCATCAAATGCAATCAAGGTATCTTGCGTTTGTCCCATCTGTTCTTGAAAACAAATTATGAAAGAAGAAGAGAATGCAATCGCGGACCAAATAAAAAAACTATTATTATTCGGAAAAGATGATTTCCTACTCAGAATCATAATTTTAAATTTGTTGCTTCCTCTTTTTTTTTCGCCATGCCAAGACGACCAAAGAATAAAAAGCCCAAAGTGCAGATGCGTATTCGCGACGCCCTTGACACCATAGCCGCGTTCCAATTCGACCATAATCTCGTTTGGAGGGACACTTATTTCGGAGATCTTTTTATGACGCGGCTTTTTGAAGAGTGTGTAGTAGCCGTTGAAGACGAGACTGAGGATGACGACGAAACCACCAAAGAAAGCTATAAAAAACTTCGCACGCGAATGGTGCTTATAGGCACCATCGTCCTGATTTGCAACACCAAACATCGGATCCAACGGTGGGGACAACCGTCTCTTCGGATAGAACAACCAAAAGACGAGAATGACGAAACCGAAAACGACGCATCGACAGGCAAAACGGATAATGATCACGAAATGGAGGACGACGAGACAAAAAGTCATTGCGTTCGCGATATTTTCATTGAGCTTGATTACCGCAATCAAGGTTTCGGCAAACTTTTATTGCTGTACAGTATTTTGCGTGTGAAACAAATTCATCCTCATATCCATTGGATCATTCTAGATGACATGTCTGCTCGTTCGGGATACGCATCGAATAATCTTTACTGCAAGTTTGGGTTTCGAGGTCAGCCCACACAAGACATGTCTGGATCGGGGATCGTCTTTGATGGTCCTGAAAGAGAGCTCAGTATCCACCATAAATCGGTCTTCTTTTCCAAAACAGTCAAAACGATTCTGACCGAGATTGCAAAGAATTTAAAGAGCAAAAAGAAATGCTACTATCTGGTTCGCACAAATGAGACCAACGCAATCATTGACGGGAAAGCAGAAAAAGATGGCGATGGCGATGGCGATGGCGATAGCGATGGCGACGGCAATGGCGCTGGGTCTGAAATCGACAAAGAGGACAATTCAGAGAGTAATGTCGACACTGAAGATGGGCCCATAACTGTCATCTTGAAAGTGTTTGCATTCGCATTTTTCTCTGTTCTGGTGGTCTTTGCTTGTTTCCTAGCCATCGATGTATTTTCGACCACTAAGTATTGGTGTCTGGTTGCAAGAACCCTCCAACAGACAATCAATTGAAGTTTACCACAATCTCAATATTTTCCTTTTTTATGCTTTTGCTAGCAGATACAGACAACTCTTCTCGCCGCTTTCGACTTCCATTACTGCTTTCTGTTTGCTCTTTTCGTTTCGATGTGCTGTTGCGTAAAATCATGTCTTGCTCAATATCCGCATAGTTTTGTTCAATATATTCCAAAATGTAGTTTTCAATACTCCATCGGAAAAAATTGAGCTGCCCCAATGTTGTCTCCAAAAATTGATTGTTGCCGCATTTGATGGTCAACCGATTCCATCTTGCAAAAGGATCCAACCTCCGTTTGGAATACGACTTTAATTTCAACTTGTATTGCACATGGACGTTGACCCGTTTTCCCGTATTGGGATTGGTATATACAGTAAAATTCATTTTGGCGTAGTTGGTAACAAACCAGTCCACGATACGCAACGAAATTTGGGACTCCCCCGTAATAATATTCAGCATTTTGCTAAGATTGTCTTCATTCTCGTAAAACTTCAAAAGATTGGTCAACAAAAGATCGTTTTGTGTTGAATATTTGTCTTCGCCTTGATAACTGACGAGAGACGTCATCGATCTATAGAAGCTTGATTTGGATGATACAAAAGTCCGAATATTTGTGGGATGGGTGAAAATTAGAGAGAATCAACAAGTATCGATTGGGTTGCAAATGTAAATTTAGGCATTCTAGTGAATCTTTAAATGCGAATTTTCCGCACTTTTTTTTCTTGGTGAGAATACAAATCTCGATTCCCCCCCCCCTCACCCCATCCCGCTCCTCTGCCCCCCCCCCTTCCCCTCCCCCACCAGCTTATAAACATCTCTTCCTAAAAATGATGCTTTGTACCCCAGCCTTGGTTTATCTAGCCTTTTCGCTGTTTTCGGTCATTCTTGCCGTCTATAAAAAGATTTCTATGATGAGTATAATGGTCAAGTTGATATGGATCGGTCTCTGGACATGGTTGCTCAATTATCTATGCAGTATGAATTACACCTCTGTATCCTGGTTTTTGGTCCTTATGCCCTTTATTCTCATGTTGGGCATCTTTGTGATCGCGCTGGAAGTTGTGAAGCAAAATGGAGGAGCGGGAGGAGCGGGAGGAGCGGGAGGAGCGAAGCAGCCACAAGCCCAGCAAAACAGCAACGGTATGGGAGCTGGCTTGTTTGATGGATTCACACTGATGAAGAAATAAACATTTGCTTTACATGGACACGGCTGAATGTGGATGCATGTATGCATTTTGCGCTTCCAAATCTTGTACAAACGAATGATCAGACATGAATGGATTTTGGTTCACCTGGGGAACCATTTCTCTTTCCGCCATCTTGGAATACGATCCTTCTCTTTTGTTCTCATTGCGGGACCTAGCATATTCCGTATTTGGAAAGATTCCTTGATTCCCAGGGGAATCGGCCAAGGGACGAGCCCATTGATCCATGTCCAAAAACAAAGACTGATTGCGAATTTGGCTAAGAACGCTTTCATCGATCGAGTCGGCGGCACTAGAGGCTGCGACAGACGTGCAATCTGCTGCGGTTGAAGACGGCAATTCGGCGGAGGCGGAGGAGACAGTAGAAGAGGAGGGTCTCGCTGATTTCTGGGGAGGATCGCCTTCTATTCGCCAAGTCCATCGAATCATTTTTTTTTGGCCGCTACGGGATATTCTATCAAATCAAGATTCGATGCGAGAGCTCTGGTCGGAAAGGGAAGACGACAAAGAAAAAGAGGATAATTCTGTTTTGGAAACGCAAAGATTTTTTGTGAATAGAAACGATTCTTGACTAAGATGTTTTTTGTGTAAATTGCACGCGAGGCAGGCCAAAACGACATTGGAAGGGATATGCCCTTGACTATTGTCTATCCGATCCAATGTCCATTGTGCCATATCTCGCACATATTTGTAAAGAAGAAAAGTCAGTTGGTTACAATAATGGCATTTGAGATTACGACCTTGGAAAAGCGAAACAACAAAATCCAAGGAAGGGGTTTCTGAATCGCGATTGTGGGCCAAATCTTGATGACGATATCCTTTTAATTTTGTTTCTATTTGTTGCTTAATTTTCGAGATCGGATAGCCAAAAATAAATTGATCACGGATCGGATGGGCTTGTATCAAAGCACGTAAGATAATCATTTGATTTTCAAGTAAAAAGAGTTCGGAGTGATCTTCTGCGGAAGTTGAGAATCCCGATCGAATTCTGGGTACTGGATCTTCGTCAGATTCTAACAGCTTCGTCATTTGGTATCGATTGTTTTTTCCTGCAATCTCGACAATTTTTCCCGTGTTGGGATCATCGCGGCCCTTCTTACGCTTTGTAGAAGTTGTTTGATTCGTAAAAACGATGATTTTATGCATTTTGTTCTCCAAAATAAAAACAAAAAGAATGATGACTACGATCGAAAAATAACTATTAAACACAACGTCATTTTATTTTGTTTAAACAAAAATTTTGAATTCACATTTTCATTCGTCAAAAAAAATCAAATAGGAATACTTACTTTCAAACTTCTCCCTTTGCCTCATCCTGTATGTACGAATTCGATGGAGGAGGTATCGTCCATCATGAGAGTAATTTAGGAAGTGCTTCCGCAGAAAACATCATGGAAACTAGTGGGGGGAGGAAACCCTACTCGAAGATGACGAAAGAAGAACGCCAAACACAAAATCAAACACGAATGTTTTATGGGTCCAAGTTCGGGCGCGGGGGAGGGGCTGGAATGGTAGGCAGACGGACAGTTTCTGCGCGAACAAAAGCTTCCACGACGGCTGGCGGGAGCCTTTGCGATTCCGTATCTACGCGGTCCGAAGGAAGTTATCAGGCTCACAAAAACATGTCTTCCGAAGAGAAGATGTTGCGATTGGAAGAATTTTTGCATTCAGAAAAAAAGAGTTGGAAGGAGTTGGATCGATCAACGAAAATTCAAAAGTTGAATGCTTATGCGGACGTATTTGCCAAGGACAACGCTTTGGACGAGGAAGAAACCGATAAACTCCGCGCCTTTCTGAAGAAACAGCTTGAAAACGAGAAATTCAAACATATCAAAGATGTAACGGTAGACAAGGCTACATTAACCATTCGTGAAATTCCTGGATTGACCTACACAAAGGCCTCCAAACATTTTTCGCTGAAAAATCTTGAGAAACGCAATAGTGAGGCCGTTCAAAAAGCGATGGAGACGCTTCAACTCAGTCAACAACACCAAGAGCAAATTCAAGCCGATGTTTCTGAAGCTCTCGCAAAAGAAGTCCCGACTGTTCCTGCGTCAGTCCTGAAAAAGAAAAAATCGGCGAAATCAAAAAAAGCTGTTGAGATTGTCGATGAAGTCGTGGGAATCCTAGCCATCCCGAAAAGAGAAATAGTAGATGATGAACGCGAAGAAAAAGAAGAAGAAGAAGAAGAACGAGAATCATCGATTTGCAATTAAAGATTAATTTTGTTCTCCATTGTAAATGGAAAAATTGTGTTTGAGGGGGAAAACCATTATTTGAAACAAAAAAAGAAATAATAATTTTTGTAATTCCTTATCGAAATGTCATCCATCTCACATTGTCTGGATACATGGCTGGAGGAATATATCCACAAACATCCTACAGCTGTGCACAATCCCGATTTTGAAGATAAATTGATGTCGTCTTTGTATGCTAAATATCCATCCATTTGTTTTCATATGAGCTGTAATGCAGATACTTTATTGAAAACGGTTTACAGAGAAGACGTCTACCCTCGCCGATCGTTCAAAACGACCTTTGTTACCGAACACACGCAAACGTTGGAATACAAAACCAGAGTAAGTGATGTCTTGGAAAATTTGAGACAAAAACCGCAACACAAACAGCGATCGCGGGAATGGTACGAATTTCGGCATGGACTCATCACGGCAAGCAGTGCCGCTGATATTTTCGGGACGCAAAGTGCTCAGAACCGTCTGATTCGGGAAAAATGCGAGTCGCTTCCAGAATGGATATTGTCAGCGGTAGTGGATACGGAGGCCGAAGATCATGGCACGGCAGGTGTTGGGAGCGGGTCTCCTCTTCCCCCTCTTCCCCCTCTTCCTCCTCCTCCCCCTCCTCAAGATATTTCGGTGGTAAATATCAATTCTCCTTTGCAGTGGGGTCAACGATACGAAACAGTGTCCTGCATGATTTATGAAGAAATGTTCGATACGCATGTGGCAGAATTCGGATGTATTCAACATCCATCCTATTCATTTCTAGGTGCTTCTCCCGATGGCATAAATGACAACCCACTCAATCCTCGTTATGGTCGAATGCTGGAAATCAAAAATCCCACGACCCGCATCATTGATGGTGTCCCGAAACGGGAATATTGGATCCAAATGCAGCTTCAAATGGAAGTTTGCAATTTGGACGAAACAGACTTTTGGGAGACGCAATTCCGCGAATTTGAAGGAGAACGGGATTATCTTGCATTTGCAGAAAATGATATTTACAAAGGAATGAAACTCTTTTTTGTAAGACGGGCAGACGGGAAGCCGCGATTTGAATATATGCCTCTAGCCATAAAGACACAGACCGAATACGAAAGCTGGATGGAGAGAACAATGACAAGTATTTTGGACTCATCCGACGAATGGCTATTTATTCGCCCAATTTATTGGTACCTTGCCAAAAGCAGTTGTGTACTTGTTCCTCGCAATCGGGTATGGTTTGCGGCCAATGTAGATCAAATGGCGGCTTTTTGGCAAATTGTTGAGCGAGAGCGAAAGAGCGGTGAATGGCGCGAGACGAGAAGTGTGCGCAAACGAGTGTCTGGCGGAAGTGTCAAAACAGGGAATACCAGTTTGTGGGGTGAGGATGCTTGCTGTATGATTGGTGTTAGAACATCGACAATTGAGGCCCCGCCCGAGGAGCCATAAACAAATTGACGGGGGTAACATAATAGTTGATGCGCACACTGTTGGGCGAGATAAGGGGTGCAGCGGGCATGGGTTCAACATAATTGTTGCCCATGTTTTCACTTTTGTAAAACGTTTTGTTGAATTCGGAAGGTACGGCTTTGCCAATTTCGGGACTTGATGGATAACGAATGTTGTTCGTGATGGGTTGAGTAGAATTGACACTAAATTGGGGATATTTTGTCCAGACATCTTTGTATTCGGCATCACTGACAGAATTGCGTTTGTTCATAGGATATGTGTCTGCCAAAAGAGGGGTGGTTACTGCGCTGGGAAACTCTCCCGCGTCTTCAAGAGAAGTGGGTGAAGTGTACTGATGGGGAGAAGTCATGAGATCGACATTGTCATGGTGTGCGCCCATGGGTGTGTCGGGGCTCGAAGGAGCGAAAGGTTCGGTTAGACCTGGTCGTGTCGTAACACTAGATGCGAAAGCAACCATGACAAGAAAAGATACCAAAAAGCCAAAACTATACATTTGAGTAGAATTCATGTTTTGGTGGTTGTGTGGAGAGGGGGGGATGGGAGGAGAGGGGAGGAGAGGAGAGAGGAGAGAGGAGAAGTCTTGAAATACTAAAAAAAAATAAGAATCAAAAAAGAAGCTATCAAACGGTGGGGAAAAAAATCCAGTCTAGTTCTTGACAAATCTTTTTCCATATTTCGTCTTGCTCAAGCAATTTATCCTTGTCTTTCAACATGGGAATTTCAGGCAAGTACTGCTTTTCATCAAGTAGTTCGAGCAATTTGTAAAGAACGTAATAGTAATGCAAAAAATTGATGCGGTAATCTGGGCAATGTTTTGCATAAGGGTATTGGATTTCCATGAAAAGGTTGCAGAGTGTTTCTTCCAGTTCTTGAGGAATGCTCATTGGTTTGATGCCCAATTTATTTTTAATAAAATTGATATGTTCGTAATATTTGTTGTAGCCCAATTTTTTCAACAACTGCTTGATCTGTTGGTAGTTGAGGGTAAGACAATCGATTCTCTCTTTCGTGATTTGCAAACGTAAATTGTCCATCACGATAGGCGGAATCTGTGTTGTTTCTTTTCCCTGAAACTGCGCCAAAATTTCTTTGAAATGGTTGATTTTGCGGTAAGCGTAAAAAGAAACCTCTTTGGGAGGCTCTTTGTAAGAAGGCTTTTCATTTTCGATCAAGTACTGGCAAATATTGGAGCAATGGTTACAGATGAGGAGACCTTCATCTTCCATGGGGATGAATTCTCCATGATTGCATGTCTGACAAATATTTGCCGATCGAGAGAACATGCTAATATCAGAAAAGGAATCATCAATGTTGCGCAAATATTTTTGGTAAATATTGTTATTTTTACTTTCACAAGCGAGGGCGGTGGGGAATCGAGACGGTTTTAAATTAAAAAAAGATTGCACAAGACGATTTTTGGCACTGGTAGCGGGGACGGACGATGAATCAGAAGATGCAGATGGAGCGGCTGGGGTTGTTGCTGCTCCCGCCGTGCCGTGCTGATCAATATTTTTTTTGTTCTCGAAATAGTCGAAGATATATTGGGCATTATCCAAAAAATATTTTTTTTTCTTTTGCTTGAGAAGCCGTAATTTGGTCATGACTTCCTTTAATTGAACTTCCAAGTCTCGTTTCTCGACTAAAAACCCAGCTATTCTAGACATGGAAGTTTCATGGGGATGGAAAGAATTGGCTTCCTCCTCTTCCTCTCCTTCCTCTCCTTCCTCATCTTCTTCCTCTTCCTGCTCTTCTTCATCTTCCTCCTCCTCTTCCTCCCTATTCTCTTTCGTTTGATTATCGCAGTCTTTTTCGTTTGCTTTTTCTTTTTCTTTTTCTTTTTCTTTTTGGTTTGATCGCTTGTTGACATACCCATCGGTGTCGACAACATTCAGGTCTTTTGATTCTCTTTCTAGTGCAAGTTCCGATTCCAACATGCTCAATCGTTTTGATATTTCCTGCTTTTGCTTTTGGAGTCGCGGAATATATTCGGCGTCATCGATACGAAATTCTTGCAAAAATTCTTTGTGCTTTTTGTCTAGTGTCGTTGCAGACGACGGAACACTGATAATTTTCCGCTCGTAATTGGGTTTGAAGGTCGGCATATTTGAAAGGTGGGGATCGGGCAGGAGAGGGGGGGGTGAGGGAAGGCAGGAAGGAAGGCAGGAAGGAAGGCAGGAAGGAAGGCAGGAAGGAAGCCAGGGAGGCGGACAGAGAAGACAGAAAGCTATCTGGCAAAAAGTCTGTTTTCTTTTCGACGAATCAGAATTCTTTAAATCGTACTTGCAAAAAACGGAGGCGTCCAGTGCGAAGAAAGAATAATCTGGCGTTCACGGAAAGAATCCTATTTTCTGACTTATTTTTTTAAATCCTTTTTTTCCCCAAGTGTTTAAGCAGTCTTTGTTTCCTTCGAATATCAATGAGTTTACAGGTTGCGACAGAGCTCATCATCGAGCAACAAAACGATACTGCTACCCAACTGGCGAATATGAATCTTCGAGAACTTCGTAAAATGATTTTGGTCTACAATGCTCTCAACGACGGCTGGAAAGTCGCCAAGCGCGACAATTCTTATGTCTTTACAAAAAAACATGAAGGTCGCCAAGAAGTGATGGACGACAAATATGTTTCTGAATTTCTCATGCAAAACTTGCAAATCCGTTTGGCCTCTCCCGTATCAATGGATGAGAATTCATTCGAGGATACTTCATAGCATTCATGGTAAGCGCATTTTGGTAAAGTCGTGGCAAAATACCACAAAGATTTCTATCGTCTTTCCCTTTCTTCATTCTCGGTCAAAGTTACTCGATTTTTTTTCTTTTTCCATTGTATAAAAAATTTTAGCCACTTTCCCTTCTTTTTATTTAATTTTTCAGCCAAGATTTTTTTCTTTTTTTAGGAAAAACTCTTTTTTTTTCCTTCCACGTTTAACAAGTTTTACACACTTTAGGTATCCTCGTTAATCACAATGGGAGGCGGTCTCATGCAGCTTGTCGCCTACGGCGCCCAAGACGTTTACCTTACAGGTAATCCTCAAATCACCTTTTGGAAAGTGACGTATCGTAGATATACTAACTTTGCTATTGAATCTATCGAACAAACTTTTAACGGACAAGCCGATTTCGGTCGTCGTGTTACTTGCACCATCAGCCGCAATGGCGACTTGGCTTACCGCACCTATCTTCAGGTCACTCTTCCCGAAATCAATCAGATGATGGGCAACACCATTGGAAACGCCCCCTATGGAGCCTCTTCCGCTGTCTATGCCCGCTGGCTAGATTTCCCAGGTGAACAAATTATCGCTCAAGTCGAGGTCGAAATCGGCGGACAGCGCATCGATCGCCAATACGGTGACTGGATGCATATTTGGAATCAGTTGACCATGACTTCCGAGCAGCAAAAGGCTTACTGGAAGATGATTGGTAACACTACGCAGCTTACGTTTATTACTGACCCCTCTTTTGCTGATGTGGACGGCCCTTGTGATTCTTCTGCTCCAAGACAAGTGTGCGCTCCCCGTAACGCGCTCCCTGAAACGACTCTATATATCCCTTTACAATTCTGGTTTTGCTGCAACCCTGGCTTAGCCCTCCCCCTTATTGCGCTCCAATATCACGAAGTCAAAATCAACCTTGACATTCGACCCATTGATGAATGCCTGTGGGCCGTCACGACTCTCAGCTGCAACACGACCCAAGGTCCCTCTTCGAGCGGAACCTATCCTAATACAGCATCTAAACAATATACTATCGGCACTCCTGTGACCGCTACCATCGCCTATAATCAGTCCCTAGTGGCCGCTTCCCTATATGTTGATTACGTCTTCCTCGATACCGATGAGCGTCGCCGTTTCGCCCAAAATGCCCACGAATACTTAATCACCCAGCTGCAATTCACGGGAGATGAATCAGTTGGTTCTTCGTCGAACAAAATCAAGCTGAACTTTAATCATCCCGTTAAGGAGCTCATCTGGGTTGTGCAGCCCGATCAGAACGTTGACTACTGTTCTTCCCTTTTGTGCGATGCCCACCTCTTTAAGGTGCTGGGTGCTCAACCGTTTAACTATACCGATGCTATTGATGCTCTTCCCAATGCCATTCATGCTTTCGGTGGACCTTCCGAACTCGATGGTGGAAACAACGGCTTTATTGACGCCAACGGACTATTTCAGCAGGCGGGAGCTATTGACGAGACTACCTTAACAGGCTACTGGCATGGAGGACAATACAACAACGCCTACAACGAACCTAACATGGGTGGCCAGCAAGTCCCAACCAATCCTAACTCAACCGCCAATCCTGGCCTTCTGACAACTCAGTTCAACACAGGTGGCCCCCACAATATGGGATCTTCTGTATCTGACGCTGGAACTTTTGTTCTCTCCGAGACCTCTCTCGACATGCATTGCTGGGGACAGAACCCAGTGGTGGTTGCTAAGCTCCAACTCAACGGCCAGGACAGATTCTCAGAGCGAGAAGGAACGTACTTCTCTCTGGTACAACCTTTCCAGAGCCACACCCGCTGCCCAGACGAAGGCATCAACATCTACTCTTTCGCTCTCCGACCTGAGGAACATCAACCTTCGGGAACTTGCAACTTTTCTCGCATTGATAACGCTACGCTCCAGCTGGTGCTGTCCAACGCAACAGTCCAGGGAACATCGACTGCCAAGGTCAGAATATATGCCACCAATTATAATGTGTTGAGAATCATGAGTGGAATGGGTGGCTTAGCGTACTCCAATTAATTACCTTATTCCAACTTATTTCCTAATGATTTTTTGTATTCCACTGCATTGGTTTACAAAACTACTTGTGAATTTCTATTCATTTTCATCTCAAAATTCAAAAAAACAACAACATAGAAAACGACACTTGAAGCTGAGAGATTACCCCCAAAAGTAATGGGTAATTGCCATAAGAAAGAATTGATTGTCATTTCTTTTTTCTTTTTCTTCCATCCCAAAACATTACATTTTGCCATGATTTCATTATTAGTAACCGCATCATAATTAAAAGATGGCCAGCCTTATTATTGATGAAATTGTGCAAGAAAAACTCAGCAAAGATGAGTGGGACACGACCGAGATGCCTATCGACAGCCATGAAAAAGAACTCCTTGCCTTTTTGGAATCAGCGTACACGACCAGAAATTTCGAGTCACGACAGAATCGCGCCCAATCTCTCATCTCCAAACTGAAAGTCGACTCCTCTCCTGAAATGGAGCTCTATCTTTTCCACGAATTCTTCACCAAAACCCAACAACCCGTTTGGATGGTCGATCTCCAGCTTTTTCTGGCCAAGCATTGCCAAGACTGGGATCCCGAAGTCAAGCAAGCTACCATACAGGGGATATTCCCACCACAAGCGGGATCATCTACCGCAACATCCGCAAAAAAGAAACAAACCGCTACGATCAGCAAAGCCGATACCATTCGCCTCACAAATATGCGCAAAGAAGTGGAAGGGGAAGGCACCCCCAAATGTTTTGAACAGGTTTTGCTGGACCTTATGTCGGCCTTTCTGCAATCAGCGCAATCATCTCGATTGAGTGCCATGCATGCATCTCCTCCACCGAGTCATTTTACCCTGTTTACACTCCATCGTCTAGCGCAATGCAGCGTGTCCCGCCTCAATACCCATGTGATGGCTCTGATCGATCGGTTTTTGGCTTTTGCGACCCGACTTTTCGCCTGTCCATCCCAAATGGAGCCATTTCTTGCCTTGTCTCCCCAATTGCTGGAACAAAACAAGATGTTGTGGCAGTATCAGGACATGACTTTGTATTCGCATCAGCGCGATATATTTCGCCTATGTCAGAATCCGTTTTACGAGTACAATGCTGTCCGCTACGAAATGAAACGATCGGGATTCGCCGACGAGGACGAGGACGACGAGGACAACGACGACGACGAGGGAGGAGGAGACACTGTTCCAACCCATACCCCCAAATCCCAACCTCCAAAACTCATCTTTTACATTGCTCCTACAGCTACAGGAAAAACCTTGACGCCCATTATGCTGTGCAATCAATATCGCGTCATTTTCATGTGTGCAGCTCGCCATGTGGGACTCGCGTTGGCCCGAGCCGCCATTTCAATGGGCAAAAAGATCGCGTTTGCCTTTGGTTGTGAAACAGCGAGCGATATTCGTCTGCATTATGCAGCTGCGGTCGAGTTTACGCGCGACCGTCGATCGGGGGGCATTCGCAAAGTGGACAATGAGCGCGGAGAAAAAGTGGAGATCATCATTTGCGACATTAAATCGTATGTCGTGGCCATGATCTATATGCTAGCGTTTAATCCCGTCGAAAACCTCCTGACCTACTGGGACGAGCCAACCATTACGATGGATTACCCCGACCATCCTCTTCATGCGACTCTTGCCCGCAACTGGCGAGAGAATCTAGTACCGAACCTCATTTTATCGTCCGCGACACTCCCGCGAATGGAAGAATTGCAGGGCATGATGTCGGCGCACGCTCAAAAGTTTCCGACCACAGAATTTGTGACCATCCAAAGTTTCGACAGCAAAAAGAGCATTCCTTTAGTGAGCCCGTTGGGTCTCGTGGAGATGCCCCATACCGTAAGCGTAGATCCTGTTCAAGTCTTGGCCATCATTCGCCATTGTGAGGCCAACCCCACTCTTTTGCGCTACCTGGACCTCGCCGAATGCGTTCGATTTGTGCAATGGGCCAATGAAGAAACGCTCCCACCAGAAGTTCAAATCAAGAGATGCTTCCAAAGCTTGGACGATCTCACGATGACCAACATCAAAACGTATTACCTACGTGTTTTACGGGCAGTGGTCGAAGGGGGAGAACCGAAATGGCCCGATTTATTCACGATGTTAAAGTCGCAACAACCGAATTATTATCAACGATTTGGGCATTTGGCAACTTCATCGACTTCGCCGCTTACCGCAAAAGCAGTGGGTGTGTTTGTGACTACCAAAGACGCATACACACTAACGGACGGCCCCACCCTTTATTTGGCGGAAAATGTCGATACCATCGCCAATTTTTTGTTGGCGCAGAGCAATATTCCGAGCGCAGTCACGGACGAAATAGCAGATCGAATTTCTCACAATAACGAGATTCGCCTGGTCATGGACGAGCTTCAGAAGGAGATCGAATCGATGGAAGCTGCTCGCGCGGGAGGATCGGGTGGAGATAATTCCACGGCAGGCAATGAAGGGAAGAAAGGCGGGCGGCAAAAGGGGGCGAGGAAGGAAACACCCTCCAAGGAATACAACGAAGACAAAGAAACCAGAGGGGCGATGATCGATACGCGCAATAAACTGGAATTGCTGCAGAGCCGCATGAAACCAGTCCGATTGACGGAACATTTTGTGCCCAACAAACCTCCTCACCTGAAATTGTGGGCCTCGGCCTCTCACGACGGTTGTCGACCGTTTACAAGCGATATTGACGAAACGACCGTCGTGGAAATCATGTCTCTGGGGGCTGCAGTGGAGGACAAATGGAAAATTCTCTTATTGATGGGAGTAGGTGTATTTGGTCGCCAGGGGGGCGGATCGGCCATGGATAGCCGTTACACAGAAATCATGAAACGAATGGCGCAGAACCAGCGATTGTTTTTGATTATCGCCACTGGGGATTACATTTACGGCACAAACTACCAATTTTGCCATGGCTATATCGGAAAAGATTTGATGCTTACTCAACAGAAATTGTTGCAGGCGATGGGAAGAGTTGGTCGCAATTCGATTCAGCAACAGTATTCTATCAGGCTGCGCAATGAGATGCATGCTTGTTTGCTATTTGCCCCCCAAGAAGGGAACATGGAAGCGGAAGTCATGAATCGTCTTTTTGGATGATATATACATTTTTTTTCTCCCAGAAAGCTTCAATATTCGCCCAAATTCGTCGTCGATTATAAAAAAATAAATAAAACTTAAAAAAAAATTCACAAAAGATCGCTGCTAACTCTTGAAAAGTATGGCATCCACTCGCAATAAAAATACCGAGAGCAATTATCGATTGGAGATGCAGCAATATAGAAACAATGAAAATTATACTTTGTATCCTCACTCTTCGCATGGTGTAGCGAGCGAGACCAGATGGGCAGGCAACGGCCTTCTCCCTGGTCAGATCCCACTCACCCAACTTTCGAACAACGGCATTGATCTGGAATCGTTTCTTTTTGGGATCGGATCCACCAATTTAGTGGATATTACGTCGTCGATGCCTTCGTCAGCCTGTGCTACGGTAAGTATTACCCCTGATTTGAAAACGTTGAGCAATTTTAATATTTATAGCTCGCGGTCGGTGATTATGCCGAGTCCCATGCGGCACAATCCCAACGAACGTCCGTTTTGTATTCCCAAATAATCGATAAAGCTGCAGCTGCAAAAGGAATATAAAAAGAAGCATAAAGTTCGAAAGTCAGACTTGTCATTATTTAAAATAAAAAAAGACAAACCCACCCCCTTCAATCCGCAAATCAAATCAAAAAAACAAAATAGAACGGAAAAAAATGCAGAACATGGATCCGAAGAATTCGTCAGTGTATCACAATTGTCATTTTACCATATACCATTACCATTCTGGCGGTCAAGACACAAATGGAAATATGAAGCCACCGATTGTAAAAACGGAAATTTCGATGCATCCTCTTCCGATCCCCTCTTTGCCACCGAACACCTCTTCGGTTGATCCCGCTCCTCTAAAACCTCCTCCCAGTGTGTCCATGAACATTATCGAGATTTTGAAGAAAGACGAAACGAAGAAAGAAAATGCAGAAGAATCTGACGATGTCGTCATTGTGAACAATTTCAAGCAAGAGAAGATTCCACCAAATGAGGACATTCAATTGGCGATCGCTTTTGCCGAAGCTATCCAAGGTTCCACGATACGCGACAAAACAAATGTGGTCATGGCCATTTACAAAGCGTTTTCGTGTGGTCCCATCATCTCCGTGGTAGGGGCGGAAGATTTCAAGTCTATTCATTTTGAACGCATCGATGGAGACGAGACGGTGAGTCCCTTGGATTTGAAGAAACTGAAAAAAATCGTCGAAATATTACAAAAGCAAACGGGTCAAACCATGGAACAGCCCATCAAATGCATGGTTTGCCAGTATCGAAATGCGGTCGTTCAAGATAAGCTCAATATCGTTTGTGATGTGTGTTCTTACAACATGAAAATTTATCGTGAACGTTATGGATGAGTAGGAAGAATTATTTTGTTGCGTAAGATAAAGTGTGGTTACGAGGGTCGGTAATGCGAGACGACGGCAGTGGGAAGATGCCATTGCTGGGTAGGTTACAAGGAATTTGCGCCACATAATAATCTTTTTCTAAAATTCGCGTGGATAAATTGTTCGTAAAAGGGATGCAAACGTTTTCTTGCGGGTCTAGTGGCGGAAATTGCCACAAAATTTGTTCTTTGCCTAAATATGTCCAGGCTGGATGGGTCGTGCGCGACTGATCGGTGGTCAGTTTTCGAGTAGATGGATAGTGCATGGCCTCACTAGGGGTCTGGAATTTGTAGTTGGTATATTGAAAATGATTTGTTTCGTCATGATTGAGTGGTCGGTTTATATTGAGTAGTTCACTTTCTAAATCTGTGCAGTGGGTGCGTAAATTAGCCCCCCATTTTTGAATGCGGATTTGGGGATCTTCGACAAAATAGGGGTGCGTTCCGTTGTTGCCTGGGCAATTATTTTCGTACAGTCCTTGTTCTATGGATTGTTGCAAGCGAATTTGGATGCGCTCGTCATCATCGAATCGGCGGGTAAATGCCATGAATGGTGGAGGAAGGAGGGAGGGGGGAGAGGAAGGAGGAGGGAGGGGGGATGGAGGATGGTGAGAGGAGTTTTTTTTAAATACAGCCAGAGATACAATGTCAAAAATAGAAAAAATCATGGGAAGTCTACCACTTGGCCTTTCGTACCTGAATCGGAGGCCCTTGATTCTTTTTGCGAGATGATTGAGGGTCGTAAGCTTCTTCTTCACCGTCGCTAGGAATATCTTTGGAGAGTTCCCAAAACTCTTTGTTGCCCAATTTAAAGTCGTTATGAGCGTCTGCTTTGTACCAAAACACCATATCAGTCAGCTTGTTGCTCTTGGCATTGTTGACCAAACAAAGACATTCGTAGTTTTCGGTACATTGATCCATGACCTGGCAAAAAGATTCAAACGTTGGGAACATACCTGCATAACTTTCGTAGAGCCGCTTTCTGTTGGAAATGTAGGGTTCTCGTAAAATAAACACATAATCAATGTTGGTTCGCAGATTCGGGCTAATTCCCAGCGGATACTGCAAAGAAATTAAAAAGAGGCACTTGAAATGCCGACCGTTCATAAAGAGCAAGCGGATCATTTTGTCTCGAGTCCAAACAGAATCATATAGACAATCGTCCAGAATAATAAAGGCTCTGGGATCAATCGTAGTTCGTTTGAACTGCTCCAATTCCTTTTTGACTTGGCGCAAAACCGTTTTTTGCCGCTTGATCACATTCTCAATAATGGCAGTATTATATTCGTTATGAATAAAGAGGCGAGGCACCATTTTGCCAAAAAATCCGTTGCCTTCTTCTGTACCCGCAATCACCACTCCGATGGGGATATCTTGATGATAATACAAAAGGTCTCGAATCAAAAAACTTTTGCCTGTGTCGCGCCTACCAATCATGACAATGACGGGACCTTTATTTTCGGTCGGCTTAAAGGAAATAGACCGCATATCGAATTTTTTCAACTCCAACGTCATGATTCAACAACAAAACAAGAAAGGGGAGAAAGGGTTTTTTTCTTTTGTAGCAATCAAAAAGAAAGAGTTTTTGTTAATTACAAACGTCTTTATATAATTTTTTTTCTACAAATGAGATGGAAATTCAAAATGCAATGCTTTTATTCAAATGCGGAAGAAAAAGGGTAGAAAAGTCCGTACGCATGTTTAAAAAATTTTTGCGTTTGAGACTTTGCTGATTTCCCACGGATCCCGAAACTCCATTTCCTTTTCTGCCCTTCTTTTTTCGCGCCCTTTTTTTCTTCATTTAGAGATTTTTTTGATGCAAGTTCGCAGAGCCCATGCCCATGACGACGCTCCGCAAAAGCTTGAGGCATCCGATATATCCACTCAAACAACCATTTTCGGTCTGGGATACGAGAAGCGCAAAAATGGGGATGTCCTCGCAAAATTGCGAGACCCTGAACTGCTAAACATGACCAACGTTCAGAATTATTTGCCGACCTATGACCGTTTTTTCCGCCTGAATACAACGAATTTCAACGGTGTTAATTTGAATCATGAATGGTTTTTGTCGGACATTAAGCGACCGCTTTATGACGGGCAATGGGAAGGAGATGGAGGAGAAGAAGAGGACGACGACGATGAGGATGATGACGATGAGGGAGACGGGGACGGGGTCGATGGAGAGATTCAATCGCAGGAGGGAACACAGGATTTTGTTTCGCTCGCGCCCAAACTGAGCGACGAGAATTTGTTTGTATGCCAGTTGACCCACCGCAAAAACAAGCACAAAACGCAGGAACGAACCGTATTTTTCAAACTCGCCCCGCTATTTGATCCATACAAGTTCTTTTGCGGTAAATTGGGGGAGCAAGACATGGAAATACTTTCGACGCTTCCATCGGAACAATTGTTGAAGTTCGTGCAGCCTTCAACGGACGCGCAAAGCACGTCATTTTCGTCACCGTCATTATGCCTGAACGATCGTTTTGCCAATCGTAATAATGCTGCCTATGTAGACGGATTTTTTGTCTTTTTGAGCAGCATGTTATTGCATCATGCCAAATTCAAGCACGGGATCGATTTTCACGGATTTTTCTTGGGCGTAAAGAACAATTTCCGAATCAATGTTTATGATGATTTTGATTATTTGAAGAATGATCCTTTTTTCCAGAAGCAAAACGGTATTTTGTTTTCGATTGATGAAAATGACTTGGCCAATTATTATGATCAAAAACGACGATATGGTTCCGAAGAGGGTCACGAGAGCGAAGATAATTCTCTCAACGAACAACATAGTGGGAAAGAACAAGGATATCGTCGACTTCATATTCGATCCCAAAACGACCATGGCGACGATGATGCAAACAGTGAGAACAAAATGGATGCTTTGTTTGGAGGCGAAGAATTGGAAGTAACGGCGGAACCCGTGGACGACGGTGTTTTTGAAGACGTGTTTGAAAAGGATGGGGAAGCTTCAAAGACTTTGAGCGAGGAAAAGGACGATCTTTTGGAAGAAGAAATTCAGCCGATGGACCCTGCCTTGCTGGAGGGGACTATCGAAGAAGAAAATGAAGATGGAAATGGAGAAGATGAAGATAAAACTGGATCCTTGAAAAAACGATTCCAAAACCAGTCTTTTCCGAACCGTTCGACTGCACATTCGAATTCAACATGTTCGTCGCGATCTTCGCATACGGATGGCAATTTGGAGTGGGACGACTTCATCGAGGAGGAAGAAAATGTAGAATGCTGTCAAATGTGCACTTCTCCATCGGAATGTTGTGAAAAGGGATGTCGTCGAGATAGGGAGATGAAGAAGGCGAAAGAAACGGAAAAAGACACAGAGACAAACGACAGCCTGGAAAGTGCCGAACCTTCGATCATTGCTACCATTCCCCATTTTCCCGTGCATGTGGTTTGCATGGAGCAGTGTTCTAATACGCTGGATGATTTACTTATGCATGAGATATTGCAACCGCACGAAATTGTCGCAGCGCTTCTTCAAGTAGTGTTCATCCTAGCGACCTACCAAAAGTTGTTTGATTTTACGCACAACGACCTTCATACAAACAATATAATGTTCAACGAAACGACGGATGAATTTTTATATTATGTCATGGGAGGAGACGTATTCAAAGTGCCGACATATGGCCGCATTTTTAAGATCATTGACTTTGGGCGTGCCATCTATCGGTTCCATGGGCAGTTGTTTTGCAGTGACAGCTTTGCCGATGGAAATGATGCGTCATCTCAATATAACACAGAACCATTTTTCAATCATGAGAAACCAAGAGTGGATCCCAACTATAGTTTTGATCTCTCTCGTTTGGGATGTGCTTTGTTTGATTACGTCATTCAGCAACCAAGCAAGCTGTATCGTAGTTTCGATAAATGCTCTCCCTTGGAACAGTTGGTGTTTCGATGGTGTTTGAATGACAAGGGAATGAATGTTTTGTACAAACGCAACGGAGAAGAGCGATATCCGAATTTTAAATTGTACAAAATGATCGCGAGAACGGTTCATCATTTAATTCCCGCGGAAGAAATAAAACAACCGATCTTTGCTTCGTATAAGATAATGGGGAAGGAAGCGAACCAGATCATCAAAAAAAGGGGTCACTTGATGATTCATATTGACAATATGGCCAAAATGGTAGAGGTATCGGCATAATGAGAATGAATATGGGGGTAGGAGGAGGGCGGAAGGGAATCATTGTACATTGCGACTCGGTTTCTTTGCCAAAGGTGGAGGATTTTGAGGGGTAGTTCTAGGGGCTGCAGCAGTCATCCAACGTGAAAAATAATTTGGCGGTGCTGCTGCTCCTGCTGGTCCTGGCGGTGCTGCTGATCCTGCTGCTGGTCCTGCTGATGAGGCTGGGGTTGATGCTGTGGCTGCTCCTGCTGGTCCTGTTGGTGCTGCTGATCCT